TTAGCCGCAGTGTTCGGTTGCGCTCAAGTGCGAGTGCGTATTTCAGTCGGACACCTGCAAGTGCTGGTAACCGCAGGACTTGGACATGGAGTGGCTGGGTTAAGCTAGGGTCGCTATCCACGACATTGAATATACTGTACGCATATTCTGCGGACTCTGATAGTGGTTTGTGTCAACTAAGTTTTCAATCTAACCAACTTAGAATACAAGGATATTCAGCGTCTTTTTTGATGGTATCCACGCCGGTATACCGTGATCCAAGTGCGTGGTATCACATTGTCTATAAAGTAGATACGACACAAGCAACTGCTGCCGACAGGGTTAGGGTTTATGTCAATGGGGTGGAAATAACTGCATGGGCTACAAATACACCGCCTCCACAAAATACAGATACAGCGGTCAACAACAATGTCGCCCATAACATTGGGCGCAATACAAGAAACTCAAACGATTATCTTGATGGTTATTTTGCCGAAGTCAACTTCATTGACGGTCAGGCCTTAACGCCCACCAGCTTTGGTGCATTCGACGCTTTCACTGGCGTATGGAATCCCATTCAATACACTGGTACATATGGTACAAATGGTTTCTATTTAAAGTTTGATGACACTAGTGCTTTTGGTAAAGATAGTAGCGGTAATAACAACACTTGGACTTCTAATAATATTAGTAATATTGCTGGCACAACTTACGACAGCATGGTGGATGTGCCGATTGGGTATGGCAGCGATACGGGCGTGGGCGGGGAGTTGCGGGGGAATTACGCGGTATTTAACCCGCTTGACTTTAAAGGCTCGAATGCGCCAACGCTTTCATTTGCAAACCTGCGGATTAACGCAGTATCAACTGCGGCATGGAGAGCATCTGCTTCTACCATAGCGTTCTCCAGTCAAAAGATTTATTGCGAAATAACATTAAATGGAGCTGGATCGACAAGCGGCGGATCAAGAACTTTTGGCGTAATTGCACCCAGTTCAAACATTGGAGCATCTGGCGTTGGATTTGCTTCCAATACTGGATGGGGTATTGCCGCCACAACTGGCACTAATGATGGGGCATGGACAAACGGGTCAAAAACAACTTTAACCGGAATAACTACGGCCAGCGGCACGGTATATCAAATAGCCGTTGATGGAACGGTTGGTTCAGGCTCAAACAAAATTTGGTTTGGGCAAAATGGAACTTGGTTTAACAGCGGCGTTCCATCGTCTGGAACAAATCCGGTGTTTAGTAACCTCCCGTCAGACATGCAGTTTATTGCTGCCATTCTTACCGACTCCGGTTACGATTTGGATGTCAATTTTGGCCAACGCCCATTTAGCTACACCGCCCCGTCCGGCTTCAAAGCACTCTGCACCCAGAACATGCCTACGCCGACAATTGGAGCAACAGCAACAACACAGGCTGGTAAATATTTCAATACTATAGGATGGCAAGGTACAGGAAACACTGGGCGATCTTTTACTGGTGTTGGTTTTAAACCAGACCTTGTGTGGGCAAAAGATAGATCAGCAGCTTATGGGCATGTCCTTTTTGATGCAGTGCGTGGCGCTGGCCCAAACAAAGAGCTTGGGAGTCAATCTACTGGCACAGAAGGATATGCCGCTACTGCTTCCTATGACTATTTAAATTCGTTTGATACTGATGGATTTACAAGTGTTTGGTCTGGTTCTAATAGCGCAGCATATTTCAATACCAGTACGCACAACTATGTCGCGTGGAACTGGAAAGGAAACAATGGTACAGTTACAAATAATAATGGTACTAAAACTGCTACTGTAAGTGCCAATCCCACTGCAGGGTTTAGTATTGCAACCTTTCAACAAACTACTGGTACATTTACTGTTGGTCATGGATTGGGTATTGCACCACAATTTGTCATTGTAAAAGATTTAAATGCCAGTAACGGGTGGATTTGTTACCACATTGGCATGGATGCCACAGCACCAGAGAACTACTATATTTTCTTGCACAGTGCGGCAGGTAGAGCTGCTGGCACTGCTGCTGGAGGAATTTGGCAAGCTACAAAACCAAGTCAAAATCTAGTTTATTTTGGAGATACAGCAAGCTGGTGGGGAGCAAGCGGAGTTAATCGAGTCATGTATTGCTTTGCATCCATAACTGGCTATTCTAAAATAAGTAATTTTACTGGCAATGGTGATCCAAACGGCACATTTGTGTACTGTGGATTCCGTCCACGTTTTGTGATGATGAAGAGAGCAGATACAACTGGTGACTGGTTTATTTTTGATTCTGTTCGTGATCCTTATAACTGGGCCTACCACGAAATCTATCCAGATGCTGGTGCTGGAGAAAACGCAGGAAGTGGTGTCAACAGCATGGACATACTTTCAAATGGTTTCAAAATGAGAACAAGTTCTGCTGATAGAAATGCAGCAGGTGGAAATTTTATTTATGCCGCCTTCGCTGAAAATCCATTTAACTACTCTCGCGCTCGATAGGAGATATTAATGTTTTACTCTATGTCTGAAAATAAATATATTAATGAAGGTACACCATTCATTCTTAATGAGGTACAATATCCTGCTAATTGGTTGCAATATGCCTCTATTGCAGAAAAAACTGCAATTGGACTAGTAGAAGTGCAAACAGTAAATGCTCCTGCAGACGATAAGTTTTATTGGGTGAGTAGTAGTTTGGATAATGGTGTACTTACTTATACAAACACTCCAAAAGATTTAGAAATGCTTAAATCTCATTGGAAACACATTATTCGTCAACAAGCATACACTATACTTGTACCTACAGATTATGTAGAAATTCGTAATCTTCGTGATGCTACATATAAACCTGAAGTGATGGCATGGCGAGAGAGTGTACGAGATGTAGCTAGTATGACACTAGTTGCAATAGAGGAAGCAACTGATGTACTCTCTTTACAAGCAGTAGTACAAGTGGCATGGCCTACTTCCCCCGATTACACTGGGCCTGTAGGATCAGTTATTAAATGACAGACACTGCTAAACATTGGATAGACTGGGCTGCTGTAGGTACTGCATTTGGCACAGTGGCTGGATGGCTTCCTGAACTTGCTGCTTTGGCCTCATTGGTATGGACAATCATGCGTATTGTCGAAATGGTCAAAGGTAAATCTATTAACGAGATGCTAAAATAATGCCAGCTAAAAAATATCAAAATCCTAATGGTGGACTTAACAAAGCAGGGCGAGAGTATTACAAACGCAAAGAGGGTAGTAATTTAAAAGCCCCTGTTAAGTCTGGTACAAACCCACGTAGAGTGTCTTTTGCCGCTAGATTTGCAGGTATGGATGGCCCACTAAAAGATGAAAAGGGTAGGCCCACTCGTCTTAAAAAAGCACTAGAGGCATGGGGGTTTTCTAATAAAGAAGAGGCTAGAGCGTTTGCTAATAGGCATAAGAAAAAGAAATGATTGATCCCGTAACAATTGGTGCAGCTTTTGCTGTTGCAAAAACCAGTGTAGCTTTTGTTAAAGAAGCTATTGGTGTAGGCCATCAAATCAAAGATTGTTACGATGATCTAAGTAAGTTTTTTAAAGCACAGGGACAAATAGAAAAAGCTGCTAAAGAAGCAGAAGTTGCTAAAGCTCTACCAAAGCCCACTGACCCTAAAGAAGCAGCAGTGCATGAGAGTGCTCTCTCACAAGCGTTCACACTGGTTATGCATCGTAAACAAATGCGAGAGTTTGAGCGAGAGTTAAAAGATATGTTTATGATGCAGGGTGAGATGGAGTTATATGAAGAACTTTGTACTGAACGAAATAGAATAGCTGGTGAACAAGATCAAGAAGCTAGAGAGGCACTTCGCAAAGCTCGTCTTGCTAAAGACATTGCAGAACGTAAAAAGAAAGAACGTAATGATTTGTTCACAATAGTGGGAGTTGTCACTGTTGTTGGTATTGGAATGATATTAGTGTTTACTAGCATCTACTACATGAGGTAATTATGTTTCCATTAACTGCAATATTAGATATAGGTAGTAAATTAGTAGATAAGTTTTTTCCAGACCCTGCACAAGCAGAGGCTGCTAAACTGAAACTCCTCGAAATGCAACAGAACGGGGAACTTGCACAACTCAATGCGGATGTATCGGAGCAACATGAACTAACCGACCGACTCAAAGCTGATATGGGTTCAGATTCATGGCTTTCGAAAAACATCCGCCCCCTTACGTTGGTGTTCATTCTCATCACCTACACAGTGTTTGGTCTTATGTCTGCATGGGATGTTGAAGTGAACAACAACTACGTAGAACTACTTGGACAGTGGGGTATGCTCATTATGTCGTTCTATTTTGGTGGTCGCACTCTTGAGAAAATTATGGGGATGAAGAAATGAAAACAGGATTGTATGCAAACATTCATGCTAAACGAAAACGAATAAAGAATGGTTCTGGCGAAAAGATGCGTAAGCCGGGAACACAAGGTGCGCCTACTAGTAAAGCATTTAAAGAGGCTGCTAAGACAGCAAAGAAAAAGAAATGAACCTCTCTCCACATTTTACACTGGCTGAATTAACTCATTCAGATGTTGGTGCTCGTAATGGGTGGGACAACACTCCCTCAGATAAGGAGGTGGCAAATCTACGTCGATTGGCTGGACTTCTTGAGAAGGTTAAAGAGGCACTAGGTGGCAAGCCAGTGATGATAAATTCTGGTTTTCGTAACAAGCAAGTGAATGATGCAGTGGGTAGTAAAGATACTAGTCAACATCGTATTGGTTGTGCAGCAGACATTCGTGTGCCGGGAATGACTCCTAAACAAGTTATAGGAACATGCATTCTTGCCAAACTTCCATACGATCAAATCATTTTAGAGTTTGATTCTTGGGTGCATATCAGTGTGCCTAACACTGAAACAGATGTTCCTAGGAACAAGGCGCTAATCATAGACAAACTTGGAACAAGGAACTACTAATGAAACTAGTCATTGTTAAGTGGGAAGATGCTTGTGATGTAGATGCAGATGTTTGGGTGGTACACGACAATGACACTTTTGAATACACACCTTGTATGGTGTTTACCATTGGGGTGTTGTTATATGATGGGCCTGAAGGAATAATCCTCACTAGCAGTGTTATTGAAGATGGAACTGTTGGTCGTAGGTTTCAGATTCCTAGAGGGATGATACGTGAAGTAGAAGAGATAACAGAAAGGGTAGACAATGCCTCTAAAGAAGGGAAGTAGTCAGAAAACAATTAGTGCAAACATTCGGATGGAAATGAAAAAGCATCCGCAAATGTCCAATAAGCAAGCTGTAGCCATTGCTCTTAGTGCTGCAGGTAAATCACGAAAGAAGAAAAAGAAGTGAAGCAGTTTGACTATTCTACAATACGGGATAAGGTTGTTGACTCCTATGGACGAAGAGTTGTGTTATCTTTGTTTTCCGAATTCTCTAGAGGGGACTTCACTCCACTATGGAGTTTACGTAAAGATTGGAAACAGGTATATGTTGACATTGCAGACCCCACAGAATATGAAACAGCCATGTGCCTTATTGGGAATTGGGAACACTACTCCCTCATCCGCAACCATCCAAAAATTAAACCAATAATGGATGAATGGGCTGAAGAGGTTGCTATTAAACTTAAGAGTGCAGCATTTAGAAAACTTGAAAAACTATCTACAACTCCTAATGGCACTGCAGCAGCTAAATATATTAGTGAAGGACATTTCTATGGTAAAGGCAAAAAAGCAAAGCAAGTAGATGGGGAAAAGCAAAAAGAAGTGTCTGAGCGTATAAGCGAGGATATGGAACGTCTTGGCCTATCTGTGATTAATGGAGATAAGTAATGCCCTCATCTAAAAACTATAAGCGGGATTATAAGCAAGAGTATGCTGTTTCTCAGTCTAGTCGCAAAGAGAAACAATCACGTGCTATGCGTAATGCTGCTCGTCGCCAACTAATGAAAGAGGGTAGAGTGAAGAAACATGATGGTAAAGATGTTGACCACAAGAAGCCCATTGCTAAAGGTGGCGGTAATGGGCATTCTAATTTGCGTGTGCAAAGTAAGAGTGCTAATAGAAGTTTCAAACGTACAAAAAGTGCAAGGATGGCTTAATGGCTAAAATAACAGAGTCGGACAAGGCTCTTATAAAGAAAGCGGCTGAAGATGATTTATATACGTTCATTAGGCTCGTTGCTCCGCATCGCATTCTGGGTGCTGTGCATGAAGAGTTGTGTGCTTGGTGGCAACGACAAGAGGCCAAGGATAATCAATTGGTACTACTTCCGAGGGATCACCAAAAGAGTGCCCTCATTGCCTATCGTGTAGCCCACTACATCACTAAGCATCCAGAAACTACAATACTTTATGTAAGTGCTACAGCAGACTTAGCAGAGAAGCAACTTAAAAGTATTAAAGACATTCTCACTAGTGATATTTACAGATATTACTGGGCTGAGATGGTGTACGAGAATGAGAACAAGCGTGAACGATGGGCAGTGGATGAGATAAGTGTTGACCATCCTAAACGTAAAGCAGAAGGTGTGCGAGATGCCACTGTAAAGGCTTGTGGCCTTACAGCTAACATGACTGGCCTACATTGTAATGTAGCAGTGATGGATGACGTTGTAGTGCCTTCTAATGCCTATACAGAGACTGGTAGGGAGTTGGTTAGGGCAACCTATTCACAACTCTCTTCCATTCAAACTACAGGGGCTAAAGAGTGGGTGGTTGGTACACGCTACCATCCCAAAGATTTGTATTGCGACTTGATGGAGATGACAGAAACATTCTTTGATGCAGAGAAGGATGAAGATGTTGAGTTGCATGTGTACGAGGTGTTTGAGCGTGAGGTAGAAACCAATGGTGAGTTTCTATGGCCCAAACAGCGTCGTAAAGATGGTAAAACTTTTGGCTTTGATGAAAGGGAATTGGCCAGAAAAAAGGCCAAATATTTGGACATTACACAGTTTTATGCCCAATATTATAACAATCCCAATGCTATTGAAACTCAATATATGAGTAAAGACAACTTCCAATGGTATGATCGGGAGAAGATTGAGAATGTAAGTGGTGTCTGGTACATTGGCGATAAGATGTTAAATGTATACGCCTCCATTGACTTTGCGTTTACAATGAATGTAAATAGCGATTATACAGCAGTGGTGGTGATTGGAATTGACGAAGATAATTACATCTACGTATTAGACATTGACAGATTTAAAACAAATAAAATAAGTGTGATGTATGAAAAGGTTGCTGCATCTTATAAGAAATGGAAGTTTAGGAAATTACGTGCTGAAGTGGTACAGGCTCAAGGAATGATTATTTCTCAGTTTAAAGATTATATGAGAACTCAAAACATTCTATTTACCATTGAGGAATATCACCCTCCACGTAATATGAAAAAGCAAGAACGTATTAGCGCCATATTAGAACCACGTTATTCTAATAGATTAGTGTGGCATTATAAGGGCGGTAATTGTCAAGTGTTGGAAGAGGAGTTGTTAATGTCCAATCCAGAACACGATGACGTTAAAGATGCTTTAGCAAGTGTAGTAGAAATAGCAAAACCGCCAATGGCTGCTAATAGAACATGGCGTAGAAAGAATGACAATGTTGTATATTCAAGTCGTTTCGGCGGCATAGCTAGTTAGGAGAGATAATGCAAGACAACATTCAAATGTGTGAATATGAACCTGAATATCTAGCGGGTTACATTACAGACCACTGGATACGATGGGACACTGCTCGTCAAAATTGGAAAGATGAGAAAAAGGAGTTGCGAGAGTATTTGTTTGCAACAGACACTCGTAAAACCGAGAATAAGAAACTTCCTTGGAAAAACTCCACTGTCACTCCAAAACTAACTCAGATACGTGATAATTTGCATGCCAATTACATGGCTGCACTATTTCCGTCTGAGGATTGGTTTATTTGGGAGAGTACAGAAAAGACAGATGACATTGCTAAGAAACGCACAGCCATCATCAACTACATGAAAAACAAACTGAAGGCCTCTAACTTTCAGTTGCTAGTGAGCAATCTCATTTATGACTACATTGATTATGGCAATGTATTTGTAGGCCATGAGTTTGTTAATGAGACGAAAAAAGATCAAGACACTGGTGATGTTATCAATCTATACACTGGCCCTAAAGCCTTCCGTGTAAACCCATTAGATGTGGTGATGAACCCGCTTTCTACATCGTTTGAAAGCACTCCATTTATGCGCCGCATGCTTAAGAGTATGGGGGATTTGATTAACGACATTGAGACAAAACCCACTCTTGGTTACAACCCTGCTGTTGTGCAACAGGCTATTGAAATGCGTTCTGCCTATCGTGATAGGCCAGAAGAGATGAAACGTGATGGCCTCATTGTGGATGGTTTTGGTAGTTTGGAAGAGTACATCAAGTCTGACCTTGTGGAAATCATTGAGTATTGGGGTGATGTTTGGGACAGGGAGACTGGAAAATACCATCGTGATGTTGTTATTTCCATTATTGATCGTAAGTGGGTTCTTAGGAACAGGCCTAATAAGAGTTGGCTTGGCAACAAACCCTTCTTCCATTGTGGTTGGCGTTTGCGCCCTGACAACTTGTGGGCACAAGGCCCATTGGATCAGTTGATGGGAATGCAATATCGAATTGACCATCTTGAAAACCTTAAGGCTGATGTATTTGACCAGATTGCCTATCCGGTAGCCAAGATTAAAGGTATTACTGTGGAAGAGTTTGAGTTTGCGCCCGGCATTAACATCTTCTGTGGTGATGAGGGGGATGTTGAATTCCTTCGCCCTGATGCCACTGCCTTGCAAGCTGATATGCAGATTAATGAACTGATGAACCGCATGGAAGAGTTGGCAGGTGCTCCTAAACAGGCTATGGGTATTCGTACACCGGGAGAGAAAACTAAATATGAAGTGCAGCAACTTGAGAATGCTGCTGGTCGTATTTTCCAAAGCAAGGTGTACTGGTTTGAGAAGAACATTCTTGAACCCCTGCTGAATAGTATGCTGGAAGAGAGTGTTCGTAACTTTGGTGCATTGGAACGCATTCGCACTGTTGATCCTGAATTTGGTGCAGAAATCTACATTGAAGTGACAAAAGACGATCTTAAAGGAAAAGGAATGTTGTTTCCGATGGGTGCTCGTCACTTTGCTGAACAAGCCAAATTCATTCAAGAGTTGAACACCACTATGCAGACAGTGGCTGCTTTGCCAAGCGTAGCTGCTCACTTTAGTGGCAAGGCTGTTGCAAAAGCTCTTGAAGATGCTCTTGGTTGGGGTACTTACAAGATTGTTAAGGATAATGCTATGGTGTTTGAACAAGCAGACACTCAACGTCTTATCAACCAAGTACAAGAGGATATGCAGGTTGAGCAACAAGTGCCAGTGGAAGGCCCACCGACACCCACTGGAGGTGTGTAAATGCACATGTTGTTGAGTAAAAATCGACAAAAAAACACCTCTAAAGAAGAGTGGCAAAAGATGTGGGAGGGGATGGGTTATGGCCTTACCCCTCTGCATACAGCCTTAATGGAGATGAAAGAGTCAACTTTCAAGACCAAAACTGATGATTTTTCAATTCCTAACCATTATGCTTTACTAGCTTTTGAAGCAGGTAAGAGGGCTGCTTACCAAGAAATAATGGATATGTTACCTGAAGGAGCAAAAACACCGTTCTAAATTGGACATTTTACTTGTTTTTTACTACTAATACATAACTGGAGTAATTTAATGACTGCTGACCAAGCTACAATTTTTCAAGGCGACCAGCCTAACACATCTGCCACCCCTGACGGGCAGACAGGAACTACCCCTCCTGATACTCAGACCTCTGATATTGTCAGTGCTCTCGTAGGCGAGGGTAAGAAGTACAAAACACTCGATGACTTGGCAAAGGGATACATCAATGCCGATGGCTTCATTGAACAACTCAAGGCTGAAAACCGAGAGTTGAAAGAAAAAGCCACTGCAGCTAAGACAGTAGATGATGTTTTGCAACGGTTGAATCAACAGCAGACTGCACAGGAAGGCGACCCCTCTCCTGCTCCCACAAAGGGAGTTGATGTAGCTGAACTGAGCAAATTGGTTGAGGCCACTGTTACAGGTTTGGAGACACAGAAACAACGGCGCAGTAATATGTTGAAAGCAGATGCCAAAATGAAAGAGGTGTTTGGCGAAAAAGCAGGAGAGAAGTTTGCAGAAGTTGCAGCCACTCCTGAACTGCAGAAAATATACACTGAACTAGCTTCTGTCGATCCTGATAAGTTTATTTCATTGTTTGTTGGAGATGTTCCTAAGAACACTGGTGTAGGTGCAGGTGGGACGGTGAATACCACTGTCAACTACTCTTCTGCCAACCCTGCTGGTAGGATGCAGCAGTTTGGTACTAAAGAGTATTTTGACAACATTCGTCGTACAGACCCTAAAACCTATTACAGTACGGACTTCCAACTAAAAATGGACACTGCGGTTAGGACAAATCCTAACCTCTATTACAAAAAATAAGGAGTTTTTATGAGCATGAATTATGATGCCGTAAATGCCAACCTCGTTCGTTCGGAACTGTGGAGTGACCAGATTAAAGAGATTCTTCTGGATCGTCTGCAGGGTACGAAATATGTTCGTTGGCTGAGTGGCTTTCCTGATGGCAACCAATTCACCATTCCGTCGATTGGTGAAATCCCGATGCGTGAAACGGCTGAAAACAGCCCTGTCGTGTATGATGCACTTGACACTGGTGAATTCAACTTCACTATTGATCGTTATGTCGAGAGTGCGACATACATCACTGACAAGGCCAAGCAAGATGCTTATTACGCTAACCAACTGATTGCGTCGTTTGTTCCCAAGATGCGTCGTGCTCTGGAAGAGAACATGGAAACCTCGATTTTCCAACTCATCCAAAGTCAAACGCTGTCTGATCCGAACAGCATCAATGGTGCTTCGCACCGCTTTGTTGCTTCGGGCAATACAAACACCACGCTGACTCTGAGCGATTTTGCTAAAGCGAAATATGCTCTGGATAAGGCTAACGTCACTGGTGCTCGGGTAGCTGTGGTTGATCCGTCACAAGAATATGTTTTGAACACACTGACCAACTTGGTTCAAGTGGATCAAAACCCGCGCTTTGAAGGTATTATCAACACCGGCTTTGTGAATGACATTACTGGTATGTCGTTCATTCGCAACATCTACGGTTTCGATGTGTATGTTTCCAACTACCTGCCGACACAAGGTGCAGAGACAATCAGCGGTACGGCTTCTCCGTCCACTTCGGTTGTTAACCTGTTCTTCGGTATGGGTGGCGACATTACTCCGTTCGTGGGTGCATGGCGGCAAATGCCGAACGTGGAATTTGAGCGTAACAAAGACCTGCGCCGTGACGAATATGTCATGAATGCTCGCTTTGGCCTCAAGCTCTATCGCCCGGAATCGGTGGTTGGCATTCTTTCCAAGAACACTGTTTGATAGGAGAAAGATATGGCTACTATTGGTAAACGCGCTGCAACTTGGTCTAACTCGGATGGTTTGGTTATTGGTTTTGGTACTAATAGCCCTGCTATTGCTGGTGCTCCCGCTAAGAACTATGGCGGCATTAGCGGTGCAAAATCTGCTGTTCAGAAGTTTGACTGGAAAAACCTCAACGCTGGCGATGCTCTGAAAATCACTGTTCCTGCTGGATCACGTGTATTGGATGTGCGTATGGTTGTCGATGTTGGTTTCACTTCTACTGGTACTAACACCATCACTGTTGGTGATGCATCTGATGCTGATGGTTTCATCACTACCACTGCTGCTACTACAACAACTATGGCTAGTGCTGGTGCTGTAATTCTGCCGGACGGTGTTTATGCTTTTGGTGCAACTGATACGGGTGCTGCAGAACTGAAGAGTTATTCTGCTGCAACTGATATTGTCATTGCCACTGGCATGACTGATTGGACTGCTGGCAGTGCTACTCTGTCTGTAACCTACCTCTGATTTAGAGGGGTCTGAAGGGGGCAGGACTCAAAAGGTCTTAGCCCCCTTTTTTCTATAGAGGATAATATGGCTAACGTATCTCATGCATCACTAACTGGTGCAAACCTACATGAATCTAAAGGAGTAGATACAGCTACTGCTAATAAAGTTTATGTAACTAATGGTAGTGGAAGCGGTACATGGCAGAAACTCTCTCCTCCGCAATTGGCTGGTCTTACAACTAACGGTGCTGCTAATCAAGTGATTGCAGTGGATGGTGCTGGTAATTTTATTTTTGCTGGTGCTCCTCATGGGCAAATTGATTTCTTTAATCTAGCCACTCCATACACTCTTACCTATCCAGCTAGTTACACTAAACTAGCTCCTACCACCACTGCTGGTGGTATTCCTAGTGACTTCACTGAAACTACCACTGCACGACTAACATACACTGGTACAGACACTGTACCTATTTCTCTTACCTATTCACTTAGTGTAGATCAAAGTGCTGCCTCCTCTCGTAACATTGTTGTTGCTATTTTTAAAAATGGAACAATTACAAATGGACGTAGTGTTGCCACTGTAACTAAAGATGTTATTGCTAACATTGTAGGTACTAATGTAGTGAATGCTGCAACTAATGACTATTTTGAAGTGTATGCTTATAACACTGGAGTTAGTGGAGATATTCGTCTATATGCTATGCAATTGAATGCTATTTTTGCAGGGGCTTAATAATGAAAATGTCTCTTCTCACCATAGTACAAAGTGTGCTTAATAGTATTGATGGGGATGATGTAAACAGCATTGATGACACTGTAGAGAGTAGTCAAATAGCCCTGTTTGCTAAAGAATGCTATTATGAACTTATTAGTCAAAAAGAATGGCCTTTTCTAAAAGGAACATTCTCTCTTGAGGGATTGGGAGATACTACTCGCCCTACCTCTATGGAACTTAATGAAGATGATGTAAGTAAAATCTATTGGGTTAAATATAATAAAAAAGATGTAACATGGCTTGATCCCAAAGAGTTTCAAGATATGCTTGATGTTCGTGTAGCAGAAGCAGGTGTTGTTGATGCTGATGGATTTGCTCTCAATCGTGATCCGTTATATTACACAACTTTCGATGATACCTATTTTGTATTTGATGGATATGATGCCACTGTAGAAAACACTTTGCAGACTAGCAACAATTTGTGTTATGGTGTAACAGTGCCTTCATGGACACACGAGGATAGTTTTATTCCCCTTCTTCCTGAGAAGATGTTTCCAACATTGTTGGCTGAAATTAAAAGCACCTCCTCTATGAATCTGCGGCAACAAGCCAATCCCAAAGAGGAGAGGAAGGCTCAACGTGGTAGAAATATTTTTCAAACTGAAGCATGGCGTAACAAGTCTAGCGAAAGCACTTACGATACAAAGGTGAATTATGGCAGACGATAATGTTTTTGATGCAGTAGTAGAAAAGCACGAAAAGAAAAAAGAACAAGCTAAAAATAAACGGCAAGAGTTTGAAGAGAGTGTAGAGAAGGGCGAGAAACTGCTGCAAGCAGAACGAACACCTAGTGGTTTGTATTATGTCTATTTTAAAGGTGGTGGTCAACTTCCGTTTGAATTGCATGGTAAGTTTACATCTATTGACAGTTTGCGTCGCACTGTAGTGAATAAATATGGGAAAGACATTCTAGCATGAGTGTACAAGCTGGACAAGATGAACAGTTTACTTTTGTAGCTGGCCTCAATACTGAGGCTAGCTATTTCACTTTTCCTAAGAACACTTGGAAAGATGGGGATAATGTTATTCCCTATATTAGTGGAAAGATTGGTAAACGTCGTGCTGTAGACTTGGAAAGTGATTGGGCACTCACCTCTCGCTCCATTACCACTGCTCAACGTAATACATGGGCATTCACTACTGGTAAATGGACTGCCATTGCTGGCGATGGTGATCTGAATTTCATTGTCTCCCAAGTTGGGAGGTATGTCTATTTTTACCCCGACACTCCAGTCTCCCCCTCTCTAAACGTCAAGAGTTTTACAATTGACCTAAATACCTATTTGTGTAGTGGCAACACTAACACCATAGGTACTGCACCTATTAAATGTATTAGTGCTCAAGGGCGATTGCTCATCACTTGCCGTGATATTGACCCTATCATAGTATCTTATACAGCCTCAACTGATTCTATTTCAGTGACTGCTATTACTATTAAAATACGCGATTTTGATGGTGTTAGCGATGGATATGCTGTAGACTTTAAACCTACTACTTTAACGGATGCTCATAAATATAATTTGTATAACCAAGGATGGGATAGTACTAAAATCTCTTCTTGGAATACTAGCCAATCAAACTATCCATCTAATGCTCAAAGTTGGATATATGGTAAAGATAGCAGTGATAATTTTGATGCAGCATTGCTGAGTAAACAAGATTTTGGAACCTCTCGTGCTCCACGAGGACGTTACATTTTAGATGCATTTAATCAAGATAGGGCCACTGCTAGTGGTATTACTGGTCTTGCTATAGTAAAAGAGACAACTCGTCCTAAAGTTGGAACATTCTTTGCTGGTAGAGCGTTCTTTGCTGGCATTGAATCTACTACTTATGGTAGTACTGTGTTCTTTAGTCAAGTGGCTGTAGATACAAGTAAGTATGGACTATGTTATCAAAATGCTGACCCTACTTCAGAAGTGTTAAGTGATTTGGTAGACAATGATGGTGGAGTTATTCCTATTCAAGATTGTGGTGAAATTGTAGATATTCTTAACACTGATAATGGTGTTGTTGTTTTAGCTACAAACGGTGTGTGGACAATCACAGGAACTTCTAATATTGGTTTTAGTGCCACTGGTTATGAAGTGAAGAAAGTGAGTAGTCTTGGTTGTGCTGGACAACAAAGTGTTGTTGATGTTGAAGAGGGTATTCTGTTTTGGGGATATTCAGGTGTATGCAGCATTGGTAAAGATAATGTTGGCGCTATACAAGTAACTTCTATTACAGACCTGAATATTAAATCTTACTATTCTAGTATTCCATCATTAGCAAAGCAATTTGCTAGTGGTGGTTACAATGCTGCTGATAAGGTGGTATATTGGCTGTATAATAGAAACCTAGATACTGATGATGACACTTTTCCCTATCAGAAAACAAACATCCTTGCACTAGATGTAAGGTTAAATGCTTTCTATACATTATCATTCAGTGATAGTCAATCTCTTCCTGTAATGTTAGATGTTATTGTCACTAAAGAAACACTTAATCAATCCAATACATTTACAGTGATTGATGCCTCTAGTAATAATGTAATTGACTCTAGTAGCAATCAAGTCACTGCTACAATAGTTTCAAGTGTGGCAGGGAGTAAACAATGGAAGTTTCAAACTCTTGTTCCTAGCGGTAGCAATTATGAAATAACTTTTTCAGACTTTCTTAATGAACGTACTGCTCCTAGCAAATGGCGTGATTGGTATGCATACAATTCCACTGGAGTGACATATAGCAGCTATCTACTCACTGGCTACAATTTTGCTCCTAATGGGCCTAGCAAGAGGAAGCAGTCGCAATACATCACTGTGTATATGGAACGAACAGAAACTGGCTTTGATGCCTCTTATAATGATTTGAATAGTAGTAGTTGCACAATGCAAACTCGTTGGGATTTTACAGACAGTGCCAATGCTAATAAGTGGGATGCAGGACAAGAGGTGTATAGGCATACACGTATGTACATTCCTTCTACTACTGACTTTGATGATGGTTATCCTGTTGTCATTACACGAAATAAAATACGTGGTAGAGGTAGAGCATTGCAAATTAAATTCACTGCAAATGAAGATTATGATATGCGTATATTAGGTTGGAGTAATTTGTTGTATGGAAGTAGTTAAACACACTATTATACAGAATGAGTTTGGACATTTAGAATGTGAATATACAGATTATGGTGCGATGTTTATTCATGCTGAAATATATGTGTGGACTAAAGAGTGCTTAAAACAATATAGAAAATGGTTTGATGCAGTGCTTAAAACATTTTCTAATAACGGCATTAAACAAGTGTTTGTAATGGTAGACCCTACTAATACAAAACTTTTAAAGTTTGCTAAAATGTTTTCGTTTAAATACTTGGCTACAGAGAAAGGTCAAGTGTTTTTAGTGAGAGAGATAGGAGAATAGTATGGGACAGGCAGCGCAAGTAGTTGGTGCAGTGATGAGTGTTGCAGGATTTTTTAATCAGCAGAGTGCTAGAAAAGATCAAGAAGAGGCAATGCGCCGACAAGAACAAGCTGCTAATGAAGCAGCAGCTGCTCGTCGTCAAGAACTTGCTGCACAAAAGCAACGTGCTGACATTGAGAATGTACGTAGTGTACGTGCTGCTCTTCGCCAACAATATGCTGCTTCTGCTGGAATCATTGCACGTGGTGCAACTACTGGTACAAGTGGAAGTAGTGGTGTAGCAGGTGGGGTGTCTAATATTGGTAGTCAACTTGCTAGTAATTTATCATATATGTCTAATGTTGCAGATACGCAAACAGCGTCTATGGCTGCTGCTGAAAGAAGTGGACAAGCACAATTAGCTGCTGGACAAGCGAACATTGCTATGTCACAAGCTTCTGCAGACTACCAATCAGCAACTCAAATGATGAACATTGGTGGTACTATTTTTAGTGCTGGTGGTGGCACTGGAGAAGATAGTATTTTTAAACCTGTCATTAAGGCCTTTAAGTAATGGAAAATGTAATCGCCTCTCCAATCCCTGCACAAGAGGAGGTAGTAGGTGTACCTCTTCCTGCAGGGCCAACTATTCTAGATGAGGTGAATGCCTCCTCTCCTGTACCGTCTGTTGACGATCATCTCCGTACACTAGAGACAACTTCTGCTACCACTGTAGACACTCCTATACAGAATGTGAATACAATGGCACACTCTTTAGAGCAAGCCTCTGAAGGGACATTGACATATGATGATGCTCTTAAGAACTTGATGGCAGATGGCGGCTATAGTAGCAAAGTTGTTCGTGACTATGCTGCTGCATCGTATGTCAAAGATATTAGCACTGCTAAAGAAGATTTTAACATTGCTGCTGCTAGAGGGAATGTAGTGGCTGCTGAACAGCAAGCATTGTACATTGACACTCTTAGTGCTCATGTTAAGAGTTTGATGCAAGAGAAGGCAATTACTAAAATTACACGTGATGCTGCTGTAAACATCATCACTGCCAATCCCACAGCTATAGAAAATAATAGTGTTACTAAAATATATAACGTATCAAATGATGTAGGAAGTTTGAATGGCGTTAAAGAGATTATGGATCAATACTTGGTTAAGAAAGGTATTGCTCCTAGTCAAGTTATGTTCTTAGGAACATTGGGTGCTGCTATTGGTGGGCCATTGGCTGCTGGCTTTGCCAATCCCATTGCCGGTATTCTTGCCGGTACTGCTGTTGGTGCTAAATTCTCGTATGATGCGTTTGTTACAGTGCCTGATGCTATCTTTAGAGTGACAGGTATTCCACGGGATGTTGTTGGCTATGCCAATCAAATACAAGCATTTAGGGCAAGACTTTCTACACTAGCTCCTCAAGAGGCACTCAATCAATTGGTAGCTGTAGCAGACTACATTGCTAGTAAAGAACAACTTCCCGGTGAAATAGGTAAAGTGTTCACTGCTCTTAACGTCATGCGGCTATATGACAATTTTGATGTTGATGAATGGAGTAAACTCTCTCTATCTCTAAAGACACAAGAGTTTCTTGATCGTGTTGGTTTGGGATTTGATAGTGCTGGTGTGCTACGTCTTATGGGTAAGGCATTCAATGTAGCCAAGACTGGTTCTTCACTTGCAGGTGCTCCTACTATTGGTGCAGCTATTGGTAACGACATTGTTAATGGCACTACACGTATTGTAGAGAGTGCTGCAGATCAAGTGGGTTTTGGTTTGTCTATGGATGTTAGCAAATACCTACCTGATGGTGTGGCAGGGACTTCTGCTGCTGTTCAAAAGAGTTTGGAAGCTAGTCTTAAAGCTACATTGGAAACTCTTGAACAACGCCTTCGTGTATCAGATGATCCTCAAGCAAAAGCAGTGCTTGATTTTGTGCGTAACAACACTGAGAAAACCTCTCCGAACATTGTAGGTGCAAATCTAGACAATGGTGAACTACTCATTCAACATCCTAGTGGTACTCCATTCAAGACACGTGCAGAGGCAGATGCCTATGCTAGAAGTTTGGAAGGTGCTTATGGCGTGAAGATGGATGTGGTTGCTGCTACAGATGGTGCTACAGGTAAGATTACTACTCATGGAATGATGGATGATGTATTGGTTGGCTATCACTCCACTGATAAAAACTTCACCACTTTCAAAGAGAGTGGTGTTGGTGCTTATGGTAAGGGAGTGTATGTATGGCTGGACAATGCTGAAAGCATTCGTGGTGCTGTACAGAAAATTGGTACATCTCTAAAGACCATCACTATTGGCAAGAGTCAATTAATTGATGTATCTCTGCCTATGGCACAGCAATCTCAATTCATACAGAATGCTGCTAAGAGTTTGGGAGTGTCTGATGTAGCTGCTATGGCTGACTTGGGACAAGATGTTCTTAAGAATGCTGGTGTTAAAGGGATAATGAATACCAAATTCAATCCTTCAGTGGGGCAACCACAAGCGAACATCTTCTCTGCTAAAGATGCAAAGATTGTCTCTCGCCGCCTATACACCTCTCCTGAAGATGTGACTATGGCTGCATATAGCCAAGCTATGAAAGGCGATAGAACTGCTCTTGATGCACTAGGATTTAAAGAGACTTTGTATAAGAGTGTCGATGGAGTGTTCACTCCTAATGCTGCTCTTGCAGAAGCACAGCAAGGTTTGATTAAAGCTGGACAGCGTGTTGATGGCAAAACTATGCTCACTGGTGTTGCTAATAAACTGTTGACAGCTATTCGTACATCTTCTGTAGATGATGCCCACCGCATTCTTGCTGGCAACCTATTGCGTCTTTCAGAACAACTTCAACTGAACAAGATTAAGTTTGGTGTTAAAACTGGTATGCGTGATGCAGGAGTATACACCTCTCACGTAGATGAAATATTTTTTGATAGGGGATATGTAGGTAATGAAACATTAGTGCTGCATGAAATTGCACACGCTGTTTCCACTGTAGTGTTAGAAGCTGTTCAGTCTGGTACTGCTCAACTACTTGGCCTCACTGCTAAACAAATTAAAGCTGCTGAAGATGTTATTGCTCTATCCAAAGATAAGAATCTAATGCAGCGGCTTGTTGATGCTACAGCTAACACTGGAGAAGCATACAAAGTAGAAGCTATGCTACTTGATCCACATGAACTGCTTGCCTATGGACTTACAGAACGTGGAATCATTCACAAAGTGTTGTCCACTTATAAAGTAGGTGGCAAGACTGTACTAAACCGTATTGCTGAATTCATTGCAGACATGCTAGGACTATCTTCTGCTAGTGCATTTATTCGTTTGAATGCAGACTTCTTCAACATGGTTGGAGAGTTGTCGTATGCACAACGTATAGACAATATGGCACTTGCTACAGATGCTGCAGAATATGCCTCTCGTATGTCCATCACTAATGGCTGGTATGTGCGTCATGCTGGATCACCTATGGTACACACCACTACAGACATTGAAAGTAGGTTTGGTGCTGGCCTAGACCCCATCCATCGCGCTTCAGAACTCTCTGTGCATGATCGTACAATTACATTGCTGCAAGAGGCTAAGGATAAGAATGCTCTTAAGAAATTCTTGGATGACGGATTTAAAGGACTCACTCGAAAAGAGAATAAACGTGTTGTCAGTGTGCTAGAAGAGGGCGACACTCTGAGTAAAGAGTTTAACGACATTGAACTAGAGGCACGTGGACTAACAAATGATAGGATGAAGAAAGCCTATTACACCTATCGTACAGTGAGTAATTTGGATTTGGCAATTAAGAATCAAACCATTAAAGAAAACCTCACTCGTCGTGGTTTCACTCAAGGGTTTATTAAAGATGGTGCAGCTACACACACTGTTCCTGCACGTACAGTGAACACTGCTGAATATGAAGGCTTGAGGGCGTATAACCTTGTCACTGGTAAGATGGAAACAATTGATGTGACTAAACACATTGGTATGCGTGTGGTTGAAACAGCCTCTCCAGTTTCTATTACTGGTAAAGGTGAGCACACTCGTTTCATTTCAGACGGTACTAATGTTACGTTTGGTAATTTGTACAATCAGATTCCTAATAGGAAGGGTAGTTTCCGTCACTATTACACACAAGACTATTTTGGTAGTGTGAACATTCAACGTATGGTGAATGGTGAAACAGTGACAGACACTCTGCACTTGCGTACTAGCAATAGTGGCAAAGACATGGGCAAGTGGAAAGCTGGTATGGAAGCTGTGCTTAATGCCCATCGTACCAACCCCGGTAGTGTTACGGCTGCATTCATTGAAAGTAAGTTAGGACGTTTAGAAGATTCTAATGCAATTCTTGCTGCTATTAATAAAGGTGAGTGGGATAATTACACTGGCTTTAACACCCACTATGACCGCACTAATGATGCGTACATTGACACTCTAGCTAAAGCACAATGGGATGATGACTTGGCTAAGAATGATGGCAGGGGTATGCGCCTTCAATCTATTGACAGCAATAAAGACAACATTCTTGATCCTATCAAAGCTATTCAGTCTGAGATAAGTAATGTTGCTCGTCATCGTAACATTGATGAATGGCGTGATAAGTGGGTGCAGACATGGTGGAATACTTTTAGTCAATACATTCCTGAGACACTACGTAATAGTGGTAAGTCTCCACTAGCAATCATCTCTGATCCATCCATCCAACTGTCTACATACATTGGTGGTGAAAACATTTCTAAGTTTGCAGAGAGCCAACGCAAATACATCTTGGCACAACTAGGTGTTAAAACTCTTGATGAGAAACTAATTGAGGGTGCATTGGTGCGCTTCACTAACGCATTCAGTGAGGATTCTAAGATAGCTGGCCTTCCTATTGGTAAGCCACTAGTCACTGCTGGACATGCTCTTAGGAACGCTGACCCGCTACAGTTTGCTCGTAGCTTCAACTTCTTTACAATGCTGGCAGCATTCAACCCTGCTCAACTCATTGTGCAAGGTGCTGGTGCTATTAACGCTATTGCTGTCTCTCCTGTTCATGGACTTAAGGCAGCATACACTGCACCTTTGCTACGCATTGCATTGATGAGTGACAATCCTGCAGTGTGGTCTAAAGTGGCAACATTGCAGAATGTGGCTATGCTAGGTATGTCTAACACTCAAGAGTTTGTAGACACTGTACGTAGTATTCGTAAGAGTGGTTTGGTAGACAACATTGTATCCACTTCTATGCACAGTGCAGAAACTGGACGCTACAACATCTTCACTGGAACTGCTGCTAAACTTGGTGAGAAGAGTGCTTTCTTCTTCAACCGTGGTGAAGAGTTTGCACGACTTGTATCGTTTGATGTTGCTCGTCGTGAGTGGATTAATAAACATCCCGGTGCTTCATGGACTACAGACGATGCTCTTAAGAACATCATCTCTCGTCAAGATGATTTGACACAGAACATGACACGTGCTAACCAAGCATTCTATCAACGTGGTGTTCTATCAATCCCCGGTCAATTCTTGCAATATAACTTGAAACTTGCAGCGAATATGATTGGTAGTGCTAATGCATGGGCTACAGGCAAACCCTATCGTGGCTTTACAATGGGTGAAACTGCATCCATCCTTGCCTTCCACATTGCTGCTTATGGTATGGCTGGTAATGGTCTTATGGCACTTGCTGATGAAGTGGTTGGTGGATATGAAAAGATTGTTGGTAGAAAATCCACTGATGATGAGAAGCTGGTGTTTAGCCAAGGCATGATTGCTGGCCTCATCAATGAAGTGAGCCAACTATCTACTGGTCAAGATTTGAAACTTGGTGTAGGTAGTAGGTTGGGCACGTTTGAATATTATGACAAACTTGCTCGTACTATTATGGCTGGAGATAGCAGTTTTTGGGAAGTGGCTATGGGCCCGTCTTACGGTAGTGCCTCTCGTCTCGGTGCTATGGAAGCATTGATACAGCCCATTGTACGTAAAGATTTGTCTGTCACAGCATTTGCTGAAGCACTTAACACTGTGGGTAAAGAAGTGTTTAGTAGCTGGAGGAATGTATCCAAAGCCTATTATGCTCAACTGCATGAAGGGAGTTTACCTAATAAAGAACAACTGCCCATCGTTAAACTATCCAATCCTGAAATCATTGCTCAAGCAATTGGTTTGGGTAGCAGTGTAGAACAAGACTATTGGCAACTTAAACTCAATCTTGCTGAACGTCGCAAGGCTGTTCAAGAGTTTGCTAAGACCTATATTGATTTGCAAGAGGTGTCTTTGAAAGAGCTTACAGCTAATGGTAATAGCGAACGCTATAAAACATTGACAAACTATATGACTACATTGCACTCTCCTCTGCCTTCAGGCGAAATGGATTATTTTTGGAGTCTTGTAAAGAAACCTAAAGGTGTTGCTGCTGTTGCTCCATTTGCAGATGCTGAAACAAAAATGAGAGCAGAGTATTTGCGTGGCAACTGGGTATTGAAAGATGTTGTGACAACACGTAGCGGTGCTATTGTGGATGTTCAAGGAAAGGAAAATAAGTAATGGCAAAACTACCGGGATTTACAGCCGACCTTAGCTATGTGAACGCTCCTGCTGCACCTAACCCTGCAGTGGTGGAGGCTGCATATGCTGCTGAAGCTAGGGGATTGGATGCTAGGGCAAAAGGCATTGAGATTGCTGCTGCAAGGCGAGGAGAGGCTGTTGGAGCATTGGCTAAACTTGCAGAGACTGGCTACACTATGAAAGTGGAGCAAGAGGCGCGTACTGCTGTTCAAGATGTTGTTAACAAACTAAACACTCCTGAATTTGGGTTTGTTGGTGAGACTGCTGCTGCTGCTCCTAGACTTGGTAGAGAGGCAACAGATCAATTACAAACTCAGTTTCAAGATATGGGAGAGCTTACAAACGAATCGTTTAATCAGTATGTAGCTAAAGCACAACAGATACAGGCTAACGTGCAACAGAACATGCTTTCACAAGCACAAGCACAAACCATCCTTGCATCTGACATGAAGCGCCTCATTGCTGAAAATCCAATGATGGCTGATCGTATTCGTAAGGTGTATAACTCACACACTGGTCGTGGTGATTGGGATGTTCGTCCGGTAGAAACTGCACTCACTGCTAAAGCTAAAGAGGATGAAGCACAGAAAGCAATGATTAGTCTGCTTAAATCTGATGCTGAGAAAATATTTAATAGTGGTGTAGGTAATAATTTTGGTATGAAGAGTAGTGCTGAAATCTTCCAGCATCTAGTAAACCGTACAGACACTGGTGTTCGTATGGCTACTGCTGTTCAGGCGAATGCTCTAATTGAACACACTAACAAAGCTATGACCATTGGTAGCATGAATGAATTCTTTAGCAATGCTACTATAGGTGCTCAAGCTGCACGTGTTGAGGTGAATACTAGGCTACAACAGCAACTACTTGCAGAGGGGCTTGATCTAAGTAAACCAATTCCACAACTTACAGAAGCACATAGAGCACTCATCACTAATGCTTATGTTCAATCTAAACAAGCTGAACGTAATGCACTTGAAGGTGCTAGGGCGATGCTGACAGATAGGCTTCGTGCTAACCCGGGAATGGATGCTAACATTGTAGCTTCCACTATGAAACTACTGGATGCTCAACTAGCTAACACTCCCACTACAGCATCTTTTGATGATATGTTGAATACATTAAAAGCTGATGCTACTTCAAAAAATGTAAACGCACAAACACTCGTTGCAATACAACAGCTACGAGATTTAGCTCTTAAAACTACTTGGGGTGATGATCTTATAAATATGGCAAAAGACCCCGGTCTAGCCAACGAGTTACGCAACCGTTTCCCCGGTAATGAGGCAGTAGATGCATTCGTAAATGAGTTTGAACAACGTAGGGGCAACTATGCAGAACAGATGCGTCGATATGCTATGATTGCTGATGGTATGACCAATCCAAATGCCCCTATGGAGCATAGAGCTGCGTATGAAGCTGCTAAGACCACTCCCGAAGGTAAGCGGCGTATTTCAGATGTTATACAACTTAATATGTTTAAGGGTGCTAATGTTCTAACTAGAGGCAATGCACAAACAGCGTCTGATGTTACAAATATTATCATTTTAGGTAGAAACTTTGTACCAGAAGGAGAGAACTTCAGTGCATTGCAAAGGAGTGTAACTACTGGTACATGGGAGGGAATGTTTCCAACTGCTGACACAAGGGCAAAAGATGAATTTGTTAAAGCTACTACTGGACGTATTGCTACATGGCTGAATGGCAATGACCCCAATAGCTATCTCACTGCTCTTAAGAACACTGTAGCCAACATTCCCGGTGCAACTATGTCTGTGCAGAGTGGGGCACTTGTTGTCACTCCTCCTGCTGGTGCAGACCCTGTAACTGTCATTGCTATGAATGGGCAACTAAACACTGTTAATAGTCTCATTCGTATGCAGAACACATTGCTGAAACGGGATGACATTGCATCCACTCTCATCACCTCTACACCTTCTTCCTCTCGTCAAATGGAAGCAGGAACTCCTACACAACCTCCTACAGCCCCCATTACACCGGGAGCTACTAATGTTCGTGAAGGGGTTATACGTCAAGGTGGTGAACCATACAATCTAGCACCTCGTAATCCTTTAGCCACTCAAGGTGGCCCTGCTATCCCTGCAGGGAGTGAGGCAGAGATGGCTAGACGTGCAACTGCAGCTAGAGAAATAAATGCTGCACGTACTGGAGGCACTAATGCACCTACACAGACACCTACTACCCCTAGTGTGGTTAGCACTGCTAATAGCACTACCCCTTGGTGGAGGCAATAATATGGCTGACTGGAGAGAGTTAAACACTCTACCACAAGAAGAACTATCTAAGGTGAAATATAACGATCCTAGACTAGACTCTTTTGCTAATGCTGTGGAAGAGCGATATGGCTTGCCTAAAGATTTGCTAGTGGCTGTTAAGAATGCTGGTGAACGTAGCAACACTGGGCAAGAGAGTGTGCTGTATAACAAGAAGGGAGAAAGGGTTGAAGGGGCAAAGGGAGTGATGCAGTTTATACCTAAGACTAGGAAGATGTATGAACATGATGTTAATGATCCTATGGCATCTATTGATGCTGCAGGGCGCATGTTTAAAGACTTGCTAGAAATGTATAAGAACAATGCTATGGCAGCTATTGCTCATTACAATGGTGGAACAGTTAATGGAAAAGCAGTGATGGAAGGTAGGCCTGTACCATCTCAGAAAGAAACTGCACCCTATCTACAACGTATACGAGATTATATGGAAAAGAGGAGTGCTCAACAAGCCACTCCTCCCCCTCAACCAACTGCCTCTTTCAGACTAGGTGTTAGCCCTTAGTGACACTGAAGCCGTAGTTACCGATGTTAATGGTGCGATTGAGATATTCAGTCGCATCCACTTTAATCATCTTACCCTCGGCAATTCGGGCATTAATCCACTTACGGATGGCCCGACGAGCCTCATCATACGTCTTGAACTTCATGCTCTTAAGAACTTTCGGAATGCCACCAACTCGTTTAATTGTGTAAGCCATTATACTCTCCTTTAAGTTTTTCAATGTACACTGCTGCATCTAACAACTCCTCTTGCAGGTGAGTGAGCCACTGCAGCACACTCAGGTCTGTTCGATTTGTTGTAACACCATACTTCTCTAGTCCACGTACACTACGCTTCAACAACGCCTCTCGTACTGCTTCTACATTACTGTCCGGGCTGTTCAATGGGTAGTGTTCCATTCGCTTCCATCTCGTCAACAAGTTTACGCAACAAACTATTCACTGCATGCCCTACCAACAGTTCAATCTCTTTAGCGTTTAGGTCAAGATGGAAAGTGCCACTACCATCTTCATGTTCTTCTTTCAATTCAATGTGCATTCTCTTCCTCCTCCTCTTCATCTTCTTCATCAGGCCAATTGAACATAGCATCTAGTTCTTCAATGTGTTTAATAAACATCTTTTTGCTAATGATATATCCCTGAGCCATTAGGGTTCGAAGGAAAACATCTGTTACATTAGGCCATGTAAACCATGTATCCGTAACATCAGTGCCTTGCATACTACTGCTACCATCATCATTTTCACTAGTAAACCAAATACTCAATTTTTCCATATCAATCTCCTTCTTTAATAAACATACCACCTACCATACGACCTTTCCTATCTTTGATAGTGTCGTAGGCCATAGCTATACACTTCTCAACTTCTACTCCATATTGTGCAGCCATAATGGTAAGTACCACAATGGTGTCTCCAATACTGTCTAATACCACTTCAGTGTTACGCTTATTAATACCACTTGCCAACTCACCTACCTCTTCCATCAGCTTGTTAAGCTGCACTGATGGAGTGCTACCTGTTACCAAATTCCTATCTAGTGCCCAATTACGTATCTCACTAAACATACTACCTCCTTATGGTGCTCCATGACAGAATCGAACTGCCAATCCATGATTACAAATCAAGTGTTATACCATTTAACTAATGGAGCATATTAGGGCCGATCAGCCCCATTTCAAGCTGCACTTCCCCAAATCTCTTCCCAACTCCCCTTCAATGCACCTTTGGCATAGTCTGTGACGCTGTTCTCAAAGAAATTACCATGCACAGGGGCATTAATCATCTCTTCCACCCAAGGCAGAGGATTGCGTTTCACCTTGAATATTCCCTTCATACCCAAGGAGATGAGCCGCCTATCTGCAATGTAGCGAATGTATTTCTTAACATCATCTGCTTCCAAATCTTTCATAGGCCCATTAGCAAATGCTAGATCAATGAATGCATCTTCCAACTCCACCATCTTCTCAGCAATGCTGTAAATGCTGCTCTTAAGAGCATCGTTCCACACACTACCATTCTCTTTGATGTATTCACGGAACAACTTAATCATGTTCTCAGCATGCTGTGTCTCATCCACAATGCTCCAAGTAACAATCTGTCCCATGCCTTTCATCAATCCATGCCTAGGAAAGTTAAGCAACATAATGAAGCTACTGAACAACTGCATACCTTCAGTGAAGGCAGAGAAGGCAGCTATGTGCTTTGCCGTATCTTCAATTGTATCACCTACACTAATGGTTGTCAAGTAGTCATGCTTATCTCGCATCTCTTTATAAGCTAGAAACTCATTGTATGTAGCTTCAGGCATTCCTAGTGTTTCAATGAGGTGGGAGTAGGCAGCAATGTGCAATGCTTCACGTGCTGCAAATCCCATCAACATCATCCTCACTTCAGGTTGTGGAAAATGTGGTAGATAGTTATTGACATAACCACCAGCCACATCAATATCCCCTTGAGTAAAAAACCGGAATATGTTCGTGAGGAATTGTTTTTCTTCATTGGTTAGTTTCCCTTTCCAATTCTTAACATCTTCTGCCATAGGCACTTCTGTGTGCAGCCAATGCGATTGTTCATGCTTCAGCCACGCATCATATGCCCAAGGGTAGTTAAACGGCTTGAAAGAGGAGCGAGTGGATGTAAGACTCATCCCTCGCATGCTAGGCAAGCACTAGCATCTCCAGTAAGGTTGTGCATATCAATCTCCTTAATAATTTCACGTTCAATGCGCTTAGACACCTTATCTGCTTTAGCAATCTTATCACTACGACAATAGTAGAGTGTCTTTAGTTTCTGTTTCCAAGCCTGAAAATGAACAGCATGGACATACTTAATGTTGCTGTCTGGTCTTAAGAACACATTAACACTCTGTGCTTGGTCAATGTATTTTTGCCTGTCTGCAGCATGCTGTATCACCCATCGCTGATCTATCTCCATAGCAGTCTTAAATAAATCTTTATTCCAATTATCCATCCAGTCTAGGTGTTGAACACTACCATCGTTAGCAATGATGGACGACCACACTTCATTCACCCATCCTTCTTTCATTCCATTGCGTTTACTATATGCTTCTATGAAAGAGTTTAGGTGTTTGTTTTTGTGTAAGTAGCTTCCAGACAAAGTATCTTGACGGTAAGCATTTGCACGATAGGGTTCAATACTAGGACTAGTGTTGCCCATAATAATGCTGCTGCTTGCATTGGGAGCAATAGCCATAAGGTGTGAAAACCTATTGCCAGTGCCAACGCAATCAGGAGCTTCCCCTCTCTCTTTACCCAATTGTTTATTTGCTTCATCTAGGTGTGTCCGTATTGTAAGAAACATACGCTTGTTTACGCTCACTGCTATAGCACTCTCCCAAGGCGTATTATTCTGCTGCAAATAGGCATGAAACCCTAATGCACCTATACCAATAGACCGTTCACGCATAGCAGAATATCGTGCCCTTGACACTGCATCGGGTGCATTGTCGATGAAATATTGCAACACGTTGTCCAGCATTTCTGCAACGTCTCTGTAAAAGCGAGCATCGTTTTTCCACTCATCGTAATACTCCAAGTTTAGAGAGGAGAGGCAACACACTGCAGTTCTCTTCTCACTGGTAGGCAAAATGATTTCTGAACACAAATTGCTTTGCTTGATGGATAATCCCTTATCCTTCAACCATTGTGGTAGCTGCCTATTGCTTTCATCAATGAAATGCAAATAGGGTTCACCTGTAGTCATACGCATCTCAAGGATACGTTGCCACAACTCTTTGGCACTCACCACCTCTCTTATTTCACCATTATGCGGATCACGCAAAGGCCAATCATCATTAGCGTTAGCATCAATCATGCACTTCTCAATGAGAGACATGAACGCATCAGGAATGTTAATGCCATGATGCATGTTAAGAGTACGCATATTCTGATCGCCAGTGGGTTTACGCATCTCCAAGAATGCAATAATATCAGGATGGTCAATGTTCAGATAGGCAGCATAACTACCACGCCTAGTCCTACCTTGACGATAGGCCAAACTACTTGCATCATAGATTTTTAGGTGAGGCATAACCCCGGTTGACTTATCATCCGTACTACGGATACCAAAACCAATACCAACGCCACCCCCAAGCATAGACAGCCAGTTAGTTTCAGACAGGTTGTTAACCAATCCTTCTGCTGTATCCTCGATGTAATTGAGGAAGCAACTAATAGGCAAACCCCTCCTACTCCGACCAAAGGATAGTATAGGAGTGCTATAACTAAGCCAATGCTTACTAGAATAGTCATAAAGTCTTTGTGCATGTTCTTCATTACTCCCAAATGCTTTAGATACATAGGCAAACCTATCTTGCGGAGAGGCTTCATCCTCTCGCATATAGCTCTCTTTAAGACGAGTGATGCCCAACTCATCAAACTTCTCATCACGTGAATAATCAATTATCATCTAATTTATCCAAATCTACAATGCCCATATACAGGCGGAGAATACCAATACTGAGAACAACGGCAGTGCCTCTCTCATCCCTTTCAAATTCCAATCCCAGAGCAACTCCAGAGATTAGGTCAATGTCAATGCATAATGCTTTCTGTTTTGTAGTCATTGTGTAAACCTTTTCTTAAGAGCATCATATAATGCTATGGCAATGTCGTAGTCGAGGTCTTGGATGACTTCTTCCGCTTTATGCTCCTTGACCGTGTTTTCAAAGCTGGTGATGGAGAACCAGTAGTAGGCTTCTTCTTGGACGTGTCTTTGCATTCTCTAAGTTTCCTTTCCTCTTTAGTTTTCTCAGTGTGGCATGTTTCACATAACACTTGCAAACCACTCTCACTACAGAACATACGATCAATGTATGTGTTCCAATCAACAAACCCCGTAACAGGATCAACTACTGGTGCTATATGGTCTACAGCAACCTTGGCTGATGGAAACACTAGCTTACATCCAGCACATCTATAATGAGCACTCTTCCTGCCAGTGTCTTTGTTTATCTTCTTGCTAACAAAGGCGCTCTTAAGAACAGTGTATTTGTTAGGATAGCGACCAAATCCTCCTCGTATAGTGGATACAATGAAGCTACGCATTCGTGCATCTGTCCAGTGTTTCACTCTACTTTCCATCGTCTGTTCCTAACAATCCTGATAATACTTGTTTAGCCCACCATAAATTCTTCCTATCTGTCTCCTCTCCATTCAACCTATTGAAAATACTCTCTCGTTGTTGCCTAGGTAGTTTCTCACACAAAGCAATAATTTGATTGTAACTGTATTCCTCTTCAGGTGTTGGTGAAGTGTCTAGTAGCTTAAGAATGTCTATGCTATCATCTACAGGGAGGAGTGTCTTATTAGCATCTGCCTTAATGTTGAGGCATATACCAAATATCCAAGTAGGGAAGCTGCTGTCATGTCTGAAACTCTCTATATTCTCAAGGGCTCTTAAGAACGCCTCTTGGACAACATCCTCTCCCTCCTCTCCCCATCGTTTAACTGCTGTACGTACAAGCCTAGGGTGATAGATTGAGGCAAGCTCATTAAAGTCTGTCGGGGTCATCATACCTCCCTTGAATATACAGGGAAATATCTTTATCGGCAAGTTTCTGCTTTTGACTATTCTTCTTCATCTTCACCACCTTATGCTCAAAGTTTTGCTCTTTGCTACGCAATAGACGGTGTTGCGGAATAGACCTACGCTTAACATGCTCGGTACTCAACTTTCTCTCCTTTAATGAGTTCACCTTTAAACCAGCCACCACAATCATTACAACGATAGCGTTTATATGATGTAGTGAGTGTGTGCATCACACCCCTGCTTTGATATTTATTGCTGCTACACCTAGGGCATACATCCTTAGTGGGAGTGTATAGAGAGGTGTTAGGATGATTAGGAATCCAAGGAAGCACTGCATTATACAAATCTTCCAATATAACAACATCCCTCTTGTTATATTCCGCCATAATCTTCCAACTAGCTTTGTCGTTAGACATACAGCCAGTCCACAACTCCATACCCTTATGCTTCACTTTAGTACGTAAGCCCAACTGCTGACATACATAGTCTAACTTATTACTGCTGAATTTAAATTGTCTACGTACAACTTTTAACAAGTCTATATGTTTAGATGGCGACGGTGGGGTCAAAGATTGTAGTAGAAACTCCCTATTCAGCGTGGGAATGTCAAACTTGATGCCATTGTAATGCACAATGATATCAGCCTCGTCCATAACTTTATGCAAAGTCGATAGACTCGACAACTCATCTCCTGCAACTTGAACATAATGCACCTCCTTCTCTCCATGCCATTTCCAACTAGCACATAGGATGTAACCAGCATCTACAATTTGATCTGTAGAAATGTTTTGATCGTATAGCGCCCAAACATATGCTATGTTAGGTGCAGTCTCAATGTCCAAGAACAGGATGCGAGCACTCATGTAGTGATCTCCGGTACACGTGGTGTGTCTACCACTTTAGCCAACCATTCCACTTTGCCAGCATAACTGAATGCACGAACATCAGGATAGCATTCTTTCTTGTATGGACAATAGGAACAGGTTACGCACAACTTCTCATTCTTTGAAGTTTTGCTTTGTGGCACTGTTTCCAATGGGTCTGCCTTTGGTGCATCAGCATCCACAGCCCTCACTGCTCTAGCGAATGTATGTGCAAAACTCTGTGTGTCTTGTTTAAATGGATGGTAGTCAATGTGTCCCAACTCCTTCTCAATGGTCAAGAACCCCATGTCACTGCTCTTAAGAACAGTGGCATAGCCATTCAATTGACCATAGTAGCCGAACGGATCATCTTTCAAACCATCTTCAAACTTCAACACACTGAATTTAGTAACGCTCTTAACGTCAACTACTACATTGTCGATAATAGCGTCAATACGACCACGAACACGCCAACCACTGTCAGTATGAACATACTCAACTCCTTCTTGCTTATTAGTTACAGAATGCCCTGCATCTTCTGCAAGCTGTAAGACAAGGGATTCTAGAACATCTCCATACATAAACTTAATACGTGAAGTGGCAGAGAGAGGCTCACCAATGTTAGGCGAATGATATTTATACCACAACCGCCTAGTGCAAGGGTCAGAGATTTCTGAAAAGAACAGCGTCTTATCATCTCGTTTCTTCTCTTTCCTTGCACCAAATTGCTTACCATAACTTGCAGCAACATCTGCTGGCATAGCAATGACACCTCCCTCCGCTATCCCCTCATCTATAGCTTCGTGAATATCAGCAACCAGTGTTGAAATGTTTTTCACTCAGTTACCTCTTCAATTGTGGGCATGGATTTAGCAGCCTTCATCTCTGCTGCCTTCATAGCATCCAAATCTCCACAAGCATAGGCTTCAAAGATACGTGCAATAGCAATAATATCATATGCCTTATCTTTAAGATCGGTAACCATAGGGCCAGCACTTGCAATGTATAGTTCACGTGCATTGGTAAGAGCATTTTGACGAACGATTGCTCGTTGTCCATCTAGTGCAGGGATAGGGAACACGCCTTTGCCTCCTCCAGTGTATGCAGGTTTAGCAGCACTTGCTGCAGGTGCGGATGCTGTAGCACCACCACCAGTGCTAATGGATGCAACATCTACATCATTACCATACGGGCCTTCTACATAGGTGAATGTAATGGTGTCACCTTTACTAAACTTACCCTTCTTAAATCCAGTCTTGTACCACACACCATCCACTTGAAAAGAGTGAGTGGTTTTCTCACCCCACTTAGTGTTAACAGGCTTGCTACCAACTGCAGCTACTTCACCAGTGACTTTATTCATCTTTCATCTCCTCGTTCTTAAGAACAACTTTGTTAAGTTCAACTTTCATGCTCACTTCGTATTTGGAGACACATTCGTAAATTTCAACCTCTGTGCCTTGCATATCTTCCATTGCATACCTAGCAGCATCTTCTACATCGTCGAAAATATATCCATCTTGAATGTATTTAGCTGCAGCATCTTCTTTATGAACCAGTAGAAACATCTTCCATATCTCCCCAAGTTTTACCTACAGACATGCCAACCTTAAGTTTCACTGGCATAGGAATACCAAAATGGTGCTCAATGCAACTGCTAGTGTTATTTAATATCATATCTCTAATAGCTTTAGCATATTTTAAATACTCTTCTCCTCTACAGTCAAATAGTATGCTGTCATGCACTGTCATAATAGGTATTAGAAACTGTCCAATATTACGACCGGAATCATCTCTCGCCTTATAAATAGTTTCTGTGACCTCTCCAACCATATGAGGAACAATGTCACCAGTGCTAAACCCCTGAATGGGCCAGTTCTTCAACTCAGTGGGAGAGAATGAAGGCTCAGGCTTCCATTCATTATCATATGTATTGAACACATACATTCTACCAGTAGGCATTCTATGCAGATAGGCATGCATAGGCATACCCTTACCTGTATGCTTTGTAGTGACTGCCTTGTTCTTCTCAGCTAATTGTACCATACTATCGTGCCATAGTTTAACTCCTTTATATCTGTCATAGAACACTTCGATAAACTTCTTAGCATCTGCTATAGAACATCCACCTTGCTCAGATAGTGTCTTTGCTCCAGCACCATACACCAGCCCAAATGTAAGTGGCTTAAATGCCTTACGCTCTGCTGCAGTGGGTGCTCTACCGTACATCTTCTTATACAACTCTTTGTGAGTGTCTACACCATCAGAAATATCTTGCTGTAATTGTTTACAATCACTGACAATGGCTAACCCAACCATCTCCAGCTGACTAAAATCCATCTCTACCAATAGGCCATCTCCCCATCGGGACACATAACTATTCTTAATACCACCAATGGTAGTTTGATTCTGAATGTTAGGCTTGTTGCAAGAGAGTCTGCCAGTCTTGGTACTCACCATACTAAGGTTTGGATGAACAAATTTATAAGGTGTAATCAACCCTTTCAAGTTCTCAAAATAGGTAGACTTCTGCTTAGTCAACTCTCGCAACTTAAGAACACTTTGTGTAACCTCATTGTCAATGTTCTTAAGGACAACATCATCCACTGTGAAAGTACTTAGTTTTGTTATGCTTGCTCCAAACTTAGCAGGGTCTAATTGCATACCTTTGTAATGCCAAGTCTCTACTTCTGCTTTATATTTATCTTTACCATTCTTATATTTACCAACAAGTTTCTTAACATTAGTTTTTATATACCCACCAAACAACAAATTGCTAACATCTTTAGGTGATGACCAATCCCAATCACTGTAAATAAGATTGGCATCTACATACTTGCACAATGATGATGATAGTAGTGATTGCTCAATGTCAATGTTGTCTTTGAGAGAGAGCAGTCTAGTATCTACATAGCCAGTGTCCACCTTCATACCATTCCACTCCATGATGGTGATGGCTTGTAGGCAACGCATCTGACTTTCTATCAACTTCATCATTCCCCATTTAGTAGCAATGGCTAACTGCTTCTTGTATACAATCTCTGTATTCTCCAAATCTCCTCTTAGATAGTCCCTCAGTTCACTAGCAGGAATGCACTCAGTAGGAATCTTAAGTTCGAAATATTCTTTAATCTTATCATCTTTCTTAGTACCACCATACTTCTCACTAAGATCATCCAATGCTGGATAGGTACGTGTTTGTCCTGAAAGCAAATACTCTGCAAGCTGTGTATCCCACACCTTCAATTCCATCAGTCGTGTAGGACTTATCCAGCCGTTCCTAAGAGCATACAACAAATCAAACTTAATGTTATGACCAACAAGAGTGTCAACATCTTTATTGTCAGAGGCAGTGTTGAAATAATGTTTGCCCATAGCATCATCTTTACGTGATGTATCTTTTGCCCAATCAGCATCTATTAATGGTTTAGATATATAGTTAATACTATTATATCGTACACCAACTAACACCACCTCATTCATAGGCCACATTGGAAAGGATGTAGAGGAAATAGGTGAATGCGTAGTGGTTTCCAAATCAATCACTGCATGCATCAGAACACTCCCTTATATCGTGCAATTTCAGGTTGAATAGATACCTCAAATTTTCCATGCCTATGAGCTTCAAGTGTAGTAGAGCTTCCCCACAACTTGTTCTTAGGAAGGTGTAGATAGCGTTTATACTCATCTTCCTTATCTCTACCTAATGTAATGATTAGATCGGCCTCTCCTGCCTTGTCTGTCTTACTCCCTCGCAGCATGGATAGTGTAATGTAATGCACATAGTCTGCTGCTTCGGATGCTTGGCTCACTGCAATGGTAGGCCCATATTTCTTAGCTAGGTTACGTGCCCATTCATACAACTTACCAAGACGCAAATCATCACGTGCTTCTTTCTCAAAGCCATGCACCTTATCCAACTGATCGAACACAATGATGGATGGATTAACCTCTTCAAACAATGCTGTCAACTTCCTAACATTGTTTAGACCAGCATCATCATTAATAATTCGTATCCTATCGCCCACCTCTTTCTTATACCTCTCGTCATATTCTGCTTCATGTTCAATGAGAGAGGATAGCGGCACACCGAAATAGGATTGGATGACACGGTTCATCACCTTGCTACCACCCTCTTCGTTGTTCACCCATACAATAGGCCTATCATCTTTCAACTGTGTAGCGAAATAGGATAGTTCAGACGCAATGAATGTAGTTTTACCAGTCTCAGGACGTGCTGCAAGGATTACAAAATCTCCTGTACGCAACGGCCCTGCACTGATGTTCATCTCATTCAGTCGCCAATTAAAACCACCAGTAGCAACAGTGCTAAGAGTGGTAGATAGTCCAGTAGGAACAAAGACATTCTCCTTTTCTACAGTGGTTACAATCTCTTTCTTGTATTTGTCCATCAACTCCTGAATGTCGTCAATAGACACGGCTTCATCGGTACACACCTTCATTGCCACATTCATTATCTGTGTAGCATAATCCTTCACAACATAGTTCTTAAGAACATCCTCCAACACTGCACTATCTTCAGCCTTCTCTACGTTATCAAAATAGGTACGATAGTTATCATACTCCTCTGACTTGAGCTTCTTAATCGTAAAGAAAAAGAAAGCAAAATCACCCCAATGTATTTCTGTAGCACTTGGATAGGTGCGATAATAGTTATTAATAGAGGACATAATGTTCCATGTCTCCTTACTTACAGCATGCTCTTTAATGTATGGAGATAGTCTAGTCCACAATGCTTTGTTGGACAACTTCTTCATTAGGGAAATATCGTACATACACCTCCTTAGATTGTTGAATAATGTTTTAACTCTTCAAGAGGGCGTTCTTTAGGTTGTGCATCATGTATTACATCTAGGTCATTACTATATGGAGATAATTCTTTGTATATATTAACTGCTGCTTTCTGTCCTGCAACATCACTATCCATGTATATAATCACTCTATTATACCCCTTAACAAGAGATAGGTGATGTGGACGTAATGTAGTACCCAGTAATGGTAGCACATTAATACCTGCTTTAGCACATTTATAGGCACTTACCACATCTTCAACCAGCATCACTGTAGAACGTGTATTCCTTACAAACACTTTACTAGAAGTAATATCTCCTACAGTGTAGTATTTCATCTTACTTGCTGCAGACCCAAACCCCCTACCCTGCCACAAACCATCTGCAACTTTCAACCACAGTCTATTATCTATATTATTATATTGAACACAATGATCTATTGCATCCTTCTTATCTAAATTATATTTATACCACCATAATTTGGCATCAAGTGACCAGAAAGCTATGGTAGAAACCCCATGCCCATGTTTATCTAGAGCAGTTAGCAATTCTACTGCACTACTTTTAGCGGTTACAGTGGTCTCTTTTGCAACCTCTTCTATCCTAAGTAGTCCGTGATATTTCAAACTACCACGATTGCCACAATGATGACAATAGAATAGATAGGAATTATCTGTTCCATTTTGAACTCGTTTTACATACAGTCGTTTCTTTGTATCTGATCCAGCAGGACACTCCTCATGGTTTACATTTACTTGCTCCTTACCTTTGAGGTGCATGCCCTTAAGAACATTTTGCATCTCATCTCTACTTAGATACATCTTCTATCTCCCAATGTCTACAGTAGAAATGGTCACCACATGCATCTATCTCTGCTTGTGGATAGCCATTAGCAACAAGCCATTTATATACATCTTCAACATCATCAGGTAGTGGTTTAGGAAAGCCATACTTCCACCCACTAGGCGGATCAATCATTCTAATACTCATAATTTACGGTCTCCGCATTCTCGTGTAGTAATACAGCACCATTGCGTAAGTGAAAGTCTCGCGCCATGTCAGTCTTAGGTGACATAGTAATCACTCTACAATCATCCGCCAATGAGAGTAGAGATTGAACAAGTTTCTGTCCACATCCCTTCTGATATGACCAAATTGAATACAGAATGATTTTCAAATCAGTCTCAAAATCTTCACCTGAAAAATCATTCTCAGCCAACAACTCAGCCTCAGTGGTAGGGACTTTCAACTTGTATGCCATGCACACTATAGCACCAATCTGTCTATCTTGCAACCACATATACACCTGATTGCCGGGTTGCATCTTCTGCATAGGGCTAATGCTTGGACGTACAGGATCATCCAATAGCACATCATCGTGCCGTATTAGTCTAACTAGCATGCTCCCTCCCCAAAATCTTTCTCATGTAGAATGGGCTTGTTCCATGCTTGAGCAATGCGATAGCCCAGTTTATACACATCTGCCATACTCTCACCACACACATCTACAGCATTCTCAGTGTATGCAATTGGTAGTCCGAGATTGTCATAATACACCTCTTTCAACTCATACCAATCTTCACCACCATTCTTGGAAGGGCAATTAACAAACCTATGATTCCAGAACATTGTGTTCCTCCATAGCAGCACAGGTTAAAGGGAATGCGCTCTTAAGAACATCCCAACATTCAGCAGCCAACATCGCATGCTCCTTCTGTGTACCATTACCCATACGCAACTGGCAATAGTGCAACCAGCTACGTACAGTGCCATTGACATACATACGACTATGCACCATACCTTCAGGAATGATAGCACGTGCTACCTCTTTAGCCACACCATTATCTACAGCCCAAGTGTAATGCTCAGACACCATTGCCATCACATCACGTTGTCGCATCACCCACTCATCATCTATATGCACATCTGCAACAGTGAGAGGGAGAGAGGCTTGCCTATTTTTAACATCTTGCAATCGTGCATTACGAACATGCATGCCTAGCCACTTAAGAGGATTGGCATACCTCTGACTAAACTCCTGAAACGTGAAGCTACGATGACGTAACACTTGCCTAGCAATATCACGTGGACATTCAATAAGCATAACAACATTAGCCATTTCAAAGGGCGACCAATGCTTATGCTTAATGAGATAGTCCAGCAACCTACCACTCCCTGCCGTAACACTAGCAGCAGGATTGGAGATACGTGCCATGTGTTCAATCTGCACATCATCACCCATCTTAGCAATTAGTTCAACCATTATGCTTTCTCCTCAGCAAATACTTTCTCAAATAACTCTTTAATAACTTTCTTATCGCTATCACGCAACTTGTCATAATAAGCAATAGAGAATGCAAACCACAAATTACCGTTATGACGAACAATCTTATTGCCCCAAGAGATAAGTGTACGTGGTGACATAGTGAGGTTTACTTGCCTCTGATTGTATGCATTACGAATGAGTGAAGCAAGTTTAACCATGCCCTCTGCAATTGGCTTCTTAACTGCAGTCTTGTTACGAATGATGCTCATCTCATGCGCCTTGCTAAGATAGTCAAGGCACACAGTGGTAGTGAAGCGATCAAGTGTAGCACTGTTCTGCACCATAGTACCGCTAAATCCACCAGTCTCATCACCTTGTCCAACAGTGTTACCTGCACAGATAAGACGGAAGTTCTTGTGCGGAATGAAGGTCTTATCTTCTGCACTACCGGGCTTCTCCTTCAAGAATAGATAGCCATCATCCTCCAGCAGATTCTGCAATCCCATGCTGATTTCAGGGGGCATCAACTCCCACTCATCAATCAGCACCACGCCACCATAACGCACTGCCTCAGTGATAGGCCCATCCTCCCACACAGTAGCACCCTCACGCACTACCAACTGTCCGAACAACACAGCAGATTCTGCATCAGCACTCATGTTGATACGAATAAATGGAGCACCCAACAGAGAGCACACATATTTGACCAGCGAAGATTTACCACTACCGGTCGGGCCAGTGATGAGGATTTTCTCATTGTCCATAATACCAGCCACAATGCGAGCACACTCTTCCTTCTGCACTACATACGCACTATCAGTGCGAGGAATGTGATGTGTCATGTTAGCAGGAACATCAGTGAACATGGTGATAGCAAAATCTCCCATGCTCTTAGGAACACCACCGAAAGTCTTGGCATAAGACACCTCGCCACTCTTAAGAATCAGCTCATTAACAGGGACAGGCTCTTCAGTCTCAGGCACTGCCTCTGCAATCTCAGCCATATGAGATTCAACAGTGTTGTTCATTGCACTAGCAACAAACTCATCCAACGAAAATGTTTTACCAATGGTAGCAGAAGTCATTATACACCCTCTCTAATAATGTTGTTAGAAATAATAGACAGCAGACTAGCTTGTATATCTGCAGCACTATCAATTGTAGCCCATCGTTTATAATAGTGTTTCACTGCATCATACATAATACCTACACCTAGCAATTCTACAGGGGAGGATTCTATTGAGCGAATAACATCTTGCGTATACATCTGAATATCTCCCCTCATATACCCACCACAAGGACTACCATCTGATAGAACAATCATAAGTTTACGTTTCTCCTTACGGTGTTTAATGCGTCCATATCCATATGCAATGCTCTCTCCATCCACATTATCTGCTAAATACCTACCCACTGCACTAAAATCATTAATCAAAGTAGAACTAAGTACGCTCTTATCAAAAGATTTCATTATAAACATTGTATTAGCACTACTGCACTCTGAAAATGCAAGTATTTCTACAGGGATACGTAATGTGTTACTAAGAACATCATTCAGCAATACAGCAGCAGCACTAGCATTAGTAAATTTACTACCGGACATACTACCACTAGCATCCACCAAAACTTGCACCGCTACATCTAGTGTGTTGTTAACAATCTTCTGCTTAAAGATACGCTCATTAAATCCTTTGGCATCTTTTAATGTAGCCCTATACAACGCACTGTTATGCAATGCTCCCTTCTTTTTACCATACTCATACCTATCTCTGCTAAGTATTTGCAACTTAGTACGCACTTGATGTGCTAGTGATTCGCTACCACTAAGAGCATTTTGTATACCTCTAATATATTCACCTTTGCCATAGGATACATCTATATTCTTACCAGTGCCAGTGGTAAAATCCCACTCTTTCAAATCTTCAGCAGCAGGGCAATAGGTATCACCTTTACCAGTCTTATAATTGTATGCATTAATACCTTCACCAGTAACCCCTTCATGTATAGTGTAAGGTAGTATCTGCTTACCTTTCATATCTTCCACTAACAGTTTCTTACGCTCACTCTTTTTATCACCATCACCATCAGACGGGCCATCACCCTCTCCTGCACTCTTACCCTCACCCTCACCTTCCCCATCACCTACACATGCACTTGCAGTGGACTTGCTAGGCTTCTGCTCATAATCTTTAGCATCTTGCCCAAATATTTCTGTTAGGATACGTACAGCTAAATCATACACCTTCTGTCCACCAAGTGTAGGATTTTTGATAGTGCGAATGCTCCTAAGAACATCAGCATAATCTCCAGCATGCAGTGCTGCATAAACACGCTTGCCCTCTTCAGACATATAAGAATGGAAGAGCTTGTGTGGCATAGCCCACAAATCCTCTCGCACATCACTATCCCATGCCATAAAAGGTGAGATAACATCGCGCCACTCATCATTAGGCTTTACATGCTTATCAAAATCTGCAGCATAATAGGACATGAATTGTTCAGTGTTTTTCCTATCACCGTCATATTCAGAATCATTAAGATAGTCGATGCGATGATCCTCTAGCAAATTGTGTAGCAGCATCAGTAACCCTGTAGGCTTATGCTTTTGCAGCAAGGAAAAATCTGAATACTGAATGTGGCTAGTCTCATGCTTTACAAATTGTTTCAGATTGACATTATTTTTATGCGATGCATAGGCATTAATTTTAGGCAAATACATCACCTTACCATTAGTGCGTGGTGTAGCATCAGGATCATCCCACATTACACGCACTCCAGCCTGTTTACACACTGCCACAATGTATTTGTTTACATCTAGCGCAGTGTATACATCGTCTAGTTTACTCATTATTCCCTCTCTGTTTGAATGTAAACAGTATTTAGAGTTTCGAATCCACCGTCGAATTTCTTAAGAACACGGCTTGTACGTACATCTACATTCTTGCCCAACCTATAATGATCGGGACAGAATACACGTGCCACCTCTGCATCACCTGCAGGATGATAGGACACCATGCCAGTATAGAATACAACGGGCTTCATACGCTCACCTCCTTGGCTTTCTGTTTCTTCTCGATTAGAGTTCTTAGGAACATTTCGAATTTAGCTCGATCAAATCGCGGATTGTCTTTTGATAGCCATGAGCACACACTCTCAGTGAAGTTCTTATTGACCAACCCTTCAGCCATAGCATCGCACAATGAAATGTAATCTCTACGTGTAAGCATTGGAATCTCCATGCAAAATTGATGATAGTAGTAATTCTGCCACGACGACAACAATAGTACCACTCCCCCCAACAATTGTCAAGGGGAGAATTGTTAAGAATTGTTAAGCTGCTCGAAACTCCTCACGCATTCTGTCTAGTTTGCTAGTTAGACCAGACGCATTACCCACTTGTGTTACATAAATATCCATGAACGGTTTAGTATCCATAGGGTAGGATGTAGTGCATTGTAGTGTGCCATATATATCACTACCCCACACTGTAACCCTATTGCCTTTCTTATCTAGCCATTGCATAGCAATGCCATTATTAGCAGTGATGAAAGTGTTTTCCAGTTTCCATTGACGATAGTTCATGCTGTCTCCAGTATAAAGGATGGAATGTTACGACGTTTCCACGTGTGCAAGTGAGTCTTAGCTTGTGCATAATATTTGCGATAGGATGCAATGCTATCACCTTTTACCTTGCACTCATCAGGCATAGCAGGTGTAGGCTCAGACCATAGTTCAGTGCCGATGTTCTTAGGAACATTCTTAAATAGTAGATAGCATAGTCCCTCCCTCTCTACTTTGTGGATTTTAGAATAGCGATAGGTGTATTCGCAGCATAGTGCATGTAGCATATTGCATAGCCATATATAGTTATGCTCAGACTTACGCACCCACACTGCAGACGGATGATTAATGTGAGTGGGTTTATACATGCCATCAGGTGTAGCACCATCGCATACATAATGAGCAGTGGATAATAGCTGTGCATATTCTAATATCATCTTAACTACATGCTTGTCCGTATGCATTTTAGCGCATGTTATAGGGTCGCTATCGAGATAAAATATATTCATTGCATCACCTCTTTCTCGAAATACCAGCCAGCATTAGACAACTCTTCGCGCCCTGCATCAGTGGATAGCATAGCATGGAAGTCTGCCTGTAATAGTTCTAGCCCATACAATAGTTCTTCCCTGCTAGTTAAAGGCGTAGGGCGAGTGCCGTACATATCCTTGTAAAAGTCAGAATAGATTTCTTGCAAAGTTTCCGTGGATAGATCGGTGCTTCGATAGTCCATGTTACCCCCTTACCAGTTACGCAGTTTAACAGTGTATACACCATCCTCTAGAGTGATGAAGCCCTCTACAGGATGCTCGTCATATTGTGTCTTATGCTCTGCCCATAGGCAAAACTCTTCTGCCTCCTCTTTTGTGTCGAAGGTAGTCCATGTTACACCCAAACAAGGCAAGCTATTCTCTGAGAACATATTACACTCCCATAATGAGGATTAAAGGATCGGTGGAAGCCATGCTCTTAAGAACATCGGCATCGCTAAACTTGCTACCGTCTACATAGGTGCAATAGGTTCCGATGCCATGCTCCATCTCCCATGCATGCTGCGCTGGATTGATACGCTTAACCTTCCCTCGCTTGTTGTTCTTAGGAACATAGGTGTACATTTTAGACCTATCACCTTTTTTGTATTTAGTACGAACATCATCACGATTGTATATTCCGCTAATTACTCGCATCATCGCCCTTCCTCGTCTAAATACATCATAACTGCAATGAACATGACGAACACAGACATAGCACACACTATGCATGCACTCTGAGTGTCTGGTTGTAGACATGCAAGAATATACAAGAGGAAGCCAGCAAGAAAGCAGAAGATCGCAGGAATTGATCGCATGTTAAATCTCTCCGTTCCAGTGCTCAAGATTAAGCAAGGATGCATTATGCGTTACATCCACTTTGACCACAAAGCCCAATTCCTCAATCGAATACAGGTTATCCCGTGATAGGGTTTTCGTACCAACAAGCCGAGCTAGTGCCTTTGCTTTGTCGCATACAGGATAGGCTATGCGTCTACCATACACTTCACGGATACGGATAACGACTAACATATGCACACCTCCACTTACATGTTCGGGAGAGGCGAGATTGCCCCTCCCGGTGCTCTTAAGAACATCAAGCGGCGAGCTTCACCTCAGCCATCATGCTCGCCTCGGTCTTGATAACCAAATCCGCAAGTTGGCGCACCAATTCCTTAGCGTTACGTACATCATCCAGTGCATCCAGCTTGCCGAAAATCAGCGTAGCTGTATTCATGCTGGCCTTGAATTTCTCGAATTCAGGTTTGCCGGGTTTGGCTTCCTTGATCTCTTTCTCCAGCTCGGTCTTGCCCTTATACTTACCTTCCGCATCTACAAGGCTGATGCTCATACTTACGGCTGTCACAATGACACTCTTAGCACTGCGGTAAGCCGCTGGCATACGCTCTACTTTGTTCGTTGCCTTGTACGATTCTTCGGCACTTTGCAAGGTGCTCTTAAGAACATCCACTTTCTTGGTATCTTCGATACCATTGGTCAACTCGAAAGCGAAAGAGATGAGTTTGCCATATCCATTGCCTTGCTTTTTCTCGCCTTGAACATAGGCATTCAGGCTATCAACGATCAAGTGGGTGATTTCAGCGAGTGTGCTCATTATGTATCTCCGAGAGGTTTGCGACAGCGACATTGCCGTCGACCCTTTCCATTATACACATTTTTTGGCCGATGTCAACCCCCTCCCTTCCTGCGCAATTTTCCTGCGCATTATGCTTGCGCTAAAACAGGCGAAGGGCGTGACGCTATGTGATCCTGCATGCTTATATGTATGTATGCATGTATGCGTCATTGTGTGCGCATAGCACATTCCATGCCATGCATCAGATGAGAAACATTCTCATTTAACAGCAGATTCCCTTCAGGAATCTGTTAACCCATTGAAACCCAAAGGGTTTCTTAATATAAGTTAACATATATACTATATGTTACATCAGTGGGGGATGTTTAATGTTCTTAAGAACATTATATATGACTACCAGCTAATTTGCCTTGCAAATTCTATGCCATGTGGTGTAGAAACAACAGCTACGCTGTTAGTTGCCGAAGGCAAGAACTGTGCCAGCCACTTCATGCATAGCATGGAGGCCACCAAGGGGGGTAGGGGGGTAGTTCTTGTTGCATACAACACCTTAAAAATCCCTCACAATTTTTTCTGTACACATTTTGCCCTCCTCTATTCCTCTCCTCCTTCTACTACTGATATGGTTTTTCCTAGTAACATATATGCTACTCTGTGTATATATTAAATAATTCCCACCCNNCCCTCCCTATTGCATTATTTTGTACGTACAATTGGACATTTAGCCCAATTTATCCTACTAATGCATATCGGGTGACGAAAACTCCTTAACCAAGAAAGGTATCCCCATGAAACTCACACTAGCCACCATCGGCTCTCGCTATGCCTCAGTAGCTGCACTCAATGCCAACTTCACTGCAATAGTGAATGCCATTGAAAACACCGTCAGTAGGGATGGTACAAGTCCAAATAGCATGTCTGGCAATCTGGACATGAACTCCAATCGTATTCTTAATGTCCCTGCTCCTACAAGTGACAATGAACCCATCACTAGAGCTTTCTTAGACACCTTAGAGAATAATGCCTATAGCAGTGCTGTAGATGCTGCAGCTAGTGCAGAAGATGCAGCAACCAGTGCCGCTGCTGCTGCTGCAAGTGCAGCTAGTCTAGACACCTCCAACCTCCTTAATAAGAATAACAATCTGTCTGACCTTGCTAATGCTGCCACTGCTCGTACCAACCTTGGTGGTACTACAGTGGGTAAGGCAGTGTTTACAGCAACAGATGCTGCTGCAGCACGTAGTGCCATTGGTGCTGTCATTAATACAGATGTTCAGGCATATGATGCCAATACAGCCAAGACAAATGCTGTACAGAGTTTTTCTGTTGCTCAACGAGGCACTCCCACCTCCCTCACCTCCTCTTCTGCTTCCATTGCTGTCAACCTTGCTTTGGCTAACAACTTCTCTCACACCTTAACAGAGAACACCACTCTAGCCAACCCCACAAACATTGTTGCTGGTCAATGTGGCACTATTGTGTTTACACAACATGCCAGTGCTGCTAAAACTCTAGCCTTTGGTAGCTATTGGAAATTTCCCGGCGGAACAGCCCCCACCCTCACCACTACACTGTCTGCTGTAGACACTATGGCCTATTATGTAGAAAGCAGTACACGCATCTCATGCCGTATGCTTGGAGATGTTAAATGAGTGTACCAGCTAACGGAAATATGCTGTTGGCTAGTGAAGATGGTGACTACCGTATTAGCCGCAGTGTTCGGTTGCG